TTTGTGGCTAAGGTTGCTATTAATAGCGCGTCTTTATTAACCCTAAACACAACAGCAGCAACTTTAATACCGGCACCAGGAGCTTTAAAGGTTCTTGATGTTTTAAGTATAATGTTTTATTTAGACGCAGGTTCTGTTGCTTATGATTTTGGAACCGGAGCATTACCTATTAAAATAGGAAGTGAGCAAATAGCAAGTATTCCAAACAGCAACACAACTATAAACTCAGCCACTGATGCGGTTTTTAAACCAGAGGTTCCTTCTGGCACCAATGAAATTATAGCGCAAAACACAGCATTAACTTTAGAAGCCCAAGCAAACCCTACACAAGGTTCGGGCGTTTTATATGCTAATGTATTTTACAGAGTCTTAACAGTAGGCTCAACATTTTAATTAAATGGATATAAGAAAAATTTCTATTGGAGCAGACTATAAGTCTGGAGCTATGCACTATATAATAGGGCAGGATGTATTAGGCGGATCTTACAAGATTCATTTAATTCAAGCTGATGGCGACTCTTATAAGATTTGGATTATACAGGAAGAAGAGATAGTTTTATGGAAAGAGTTTAAAACTACCATGCCTATATCTTTAGAATATAATATAAATTTTTAATGAAATCCCCTTTTTGTTTTATCGTAACTCCTTACAATGGAAGGCGTTATGACAATATAAAATATTACGGTGAACATAAATTTTTCACCAGTACCTCGGAAGAAGACCATACGGTTTCTACAAGATTTGCAACCGTAATCGAAACCCCAATAAATTATAACGGTAAAATAAAAAAAGGCGACATACTTGTTGTGCATCATAATGTTTTCAAATATTATAATGATATTTATGGAAGACAAAAAAGCGGAAGAAGCTGGTTGATGGATGATTTATTTTTAGTTGACCCCGAGCAGTTCTATCTATATAAGCAAAATAATAAATGGTATAGTCATAGTAAATATTGTTTTGTTAAACCGATTCCAAAAAAAGATTTTTATTTAGATGGCGTCGGAGTTACTGAAGAGCCTTTATGGGGTGTTTTGAAATACACCAACGACGAATTAAAAAAACTTGGCGTTGAAGAGGGGGACGAAATTTCTTTTCAACCAAACAGTGAGTATATGTTTACAATAGACAATGAAAAACTATACCGTATGTTTACCAATAATATAACTATTTCAAATGGACAGTAAAGCATTAAAACTTAAAATTATAGCGGCAGGACAAAATGCTGTTGAAGAACTTATTAGTGTCGCAAAAGAAAAAATTGTTACAGGAACCGATGATGATGTTTCGGCAGACAGATTAAAAAATGCTGCTGCTACAAAAAAATTAGCAATTTTTGACGCTTTTGAAATATTAAAACGTGTTGAGGAAGAGAAGGATAAGTTAGACGGAAATCAAATTAAAAAAAATAACGTACCTAAAGGATTTGCAGAATCAAGATCAAAATAATATTTATTTTAAGTGTAAAGACATAATTCCTACACATGTTTTAAAGCGTAAAAATAAAGCGCATAGCTGGTCCTATGGTTATAACGAAAAGTATGACGTAGTCATAATATCTAAAGATGGAACTGTTGGCGATATAATTTATGTTTCAGGTGTTAGGATTGGGCTGCCTAAAGCTCCAGATAAAATATTTAAAAGAAGCGATAAAAAAAAAGATCAGTATTGGGAAGCTGCAGAACTACCGTCTATATTAAAAAGAATTTCTACCATATTTCAGTGGCATGAAGCGCCTATTGATTTTAAAAACCAGTGGATAGATTACATAGAAGAAGAGTTTAATAGGAGAGAAAGCGGTTATTGGTTTATGAATAACGGCGATCCGGTGTACATAACTGGAACTCATTATATGTATTTGCAGTGGACAAAAATAGATGTAGGGCATCCAGATTTTAGAGAGGCAAATAGAATATTTTATATTTTTTGGGAAGCCTGTAAGGCGGACAAAAGAAGTTTTGGTATGTGTTATTTAAAAATAAGACGATCAGGTTTTTCATTCATGAGTTCATGTGAGGGTGTAAATACAGGCACTATAACAAAAAATGCACGAATTGGAATACTATCTAAAACAGGATCAGATGCAAAAAAAATGTTCACAGACAAAATAGTTCCTATATCTAACAACTACCCGTTCTTTTTCAAGCCCATACAAGACGGTATGGATAAACCTAAAACTGAATTAGCTTACAGAGTACCCGCATCAAAAATTACTAAAAAAAATATGTTTACTATAGAAGAGGAAACGCTTGAGGGTTTGGATACTACTATAGATTGGAAAAACACCTCTGATAATAGTTATGACGGAGAAAAGCTACAGTTGCTGATACATGATGAAAGCGGAAAATGGGAGAGGCCTGAAAATATTTTAAACAACTGGAGGGTTACAAAAACATGTTTACGTTTAGGTAGTAAAATTATAGGTAAGTGCATGATGGGGTCTACGTCTAACGCTTTAGATAAAGGCGGAAGTAATTTTAAAAAACTTTTTATGGATTCTGATGCCACTAAAAGAAATGCTAACGGGCAAACTAAAAGTGGTTTATATAACTTATTTATACCTATGGAGTGGAATATGGAAGGTTTTATAGATAGATACGGTATGCCTGTTTTAGAAACACCAGACACTGGGGTTTTAGGGGTAGACTCAGAGGAGATATATCAAGGGTCGGTAAACTACTGGAAAAATGAAGTTGAGTCATTATCTTCTGACCCAGACGCTTTAAATGAATTTTACAGACAGTTTCCGCGAACAGAGTCACACGCATTTAGAGATGAGAGTAAGCAGTCTTTATTTAATTTAACAAAATTATACCAGCAAATTGATTATAACGACACTTTAATAAAAGAACATTTTGTTACTCAAGGATCCTTTAGTTGGAAGGATGGAATTAAAGACAGTAAAGTGGTTTGGACTCCAAACAAAAGAGGTAGATTTTTTGTAACTTACATGCCAGAGCTAAGACTTCAAAATAATGTTGTTAGAAAAAACGGATTATACTATCCAGGAAACGAACACTTGGGATCATTTGGATGCGATTCATACGACATTTCTGGAGTGGTAGTTGGCAGGGGGTCTAACGGCTCTTTGCATGGGCTTACAAAGTTTTCCATGGAGGACATGCCGAGCAACCATTTTTTTTTAGAATATATAGCTCGACCGCAAACTGCTGAAATATTTTTTGAAGAAGTTTTGATGGCTTGTGTTTTTTATGGAATGCCTATATTGTGTGAAAACAATAAACCAAGATTATTGTATCATTTGAAAAACAGAGGGTATAGACCTTTTAGTATGAATAGGCCAGATAAAAAATATAATAAGTTGTCAAAAACTGAAAAAGAAATAGGAGGTATACCTAATACATCAGAAGATGTAAAACAGTCTCATGCGGCTGCTATTGAATCTTATATTGAAAAATATATAGGTTTAGACATGAATGGTGTAAATAGGGTTCAAGGGGACATGGGCGACATGTATCACCAAAGAACACTTGAGGATTGGGCCAAGTTTGATATATCAAACAGAACTAAATTTGATGCTTCAATTAGTTCAGGTTTAGCTATAATGGCTAATCAAAAACACTTATACACACCGACTAAAGAAAAAACAAAAATAAGCATTAACTTTGCGAGATATAATAACAGCAATAAAGTTAGTCGAATAATTAATAGATGAAAGACGTTACAATTAATTTAAAAGCGGCTGCATTTCCTAATGAATTTGCCACTGATGCACAGAAAGATACTTTAGAGTATGGTCTGCAGGTGGGTCAAGCAATACAATACGAATGGTTTCGAAAAGACAACGGGTCATGTAGGTATTTAAATATGTGGGGAGAATTTAACCGACTGCGTTTGTACGCAAGAGGTGAGCAGTCTGTGCAGAAGTATAAAAATGAAATTGCTGTTGACGGTGATCTATCTTATTTAAATTTAGACTGGACTCCTGTTCCTATAATTCCAAAGTTTGTTGATATTGTGGTAAATGGCTTAAACGATAGGTTATTTAAAATAAATGCTTTTGCAGAAGACGCAATGTCTGCAGAAAAAAGAAATACTTTTCAAAAAGCAGTTGAGGCTGAAATGATTGCGAAACCACTATTGTCTCAAATTGAAGAACAGTTTGACTTAAATGTTATGACTATGCAGGAGGCAGAGATTCCTGAAACGGATGAAGAGTTGGATTTATATATGCAAATGAAATATAAGCCTGCTGTAGAAATAGCTGCAGAAGAAGCTATAGATACAGTGCTTCAGCAAAATCACTATCCAGACATTAGAAAAAGAGTTGATTATGATATTACAACATTAGGAGTTGGAATGTGTAAGCACCAATTTTTGCCAGGACAAGGTATTCAGTTGGATTATGTAGACCCAGCTAATGTTGTTTACAGCTACACCGAAGATCCTTATTTTAAAGACTGTTTTTACTGGGGTGAAATAAAAACCATTCCTATGGCTGAGCTCGTTAAAATAGATCCAGAAATAACTAATGAGCAAATGGAAGAGATTGCTAAATACAGTCAGTCTTGGTACAACTATTATAACAATGCTCAGTTTTATCAAAACTCTTTATTTTACAGAGACACTTGTACCCTTCTTTATTTTAACTACAAAACCACTCACACTTTTGTTTATAAGAAAAAAGAAATGCCTGACGGTAGCTTTAAGGTTGTTGAAAAAGACGATCAATTTAACCCGCCGGCAGAAATGCAGAAAGAAGGTAAGTTTGAAAGGGTAGAAAAAAAGATTGAAGTTTGGTATGATGGTATCATGGTAATGGGCACAAATATTTTATTAAAGTGGCAGTTAGCCCAAAACATGGTTCGTCCTAAATCAGCAAGTCAACACGCATTACCAAACTACGTTGCGTGTGCGCCCAGAATGTACAAAGGAGCTTTTGAGTCATTAGTAAGAAGAATGATACCTTTTGCTGACTTAATTCAAATCTCACACTTAAAATTACAACAGGTCGTATCTCGTATGGTTCCAGATGGTGTTTATATTGACGCTGACGGGCTTAATGAAGTTGACTTAGGTACGGGTGCTGCTTATAATCCCGAAGATGCTTTACGTTTATATTTTCAAACAGGTAGTGTAGTAGGTAGAAGTTTTACTCAGGATGGTGAATTTAATAACGGAAAAGTTCCAATCAGTCCTTTAACTGGAAACAGCGGAAGTGGTAAAATGCAAATGTTAATAGGAAACTATAATCATTATTTAGATATGATAAGAACTGTTACTGGGCTAAACGAAGCTCGTGATGGATCTACACCTAACCCAGACGCTTTAGTTGGGACTCAAAAACTTGCCGCCTTAAATTCTAACACAGCTACAAGACATATATTAAACGCAAGTTTATTTATTACACAAAGATTAGCGGAGGGAATTGTTTTAAGGACTGCTGATGTTTTAGAGTTTGCTGAATTTAAAGATCAGTTTGCTATGCAAATTGGTAAATACAACCTAAACCTTTTAGAAGATATAAAGAATTTATATTTATATGATTTTGGAATATTCTTAGAACTGGCTCCTGATGAGGAAGAAAAAATGATGCTGGAGGCTAATATACAAATGGCTTTATCTAAAGAAGATATTAATTTAGAAGATGCGTTAGACATAAGAGAGCTTCATAATCTAAAGCAAGCTAATCAGTTACTTAAACTGAAGCGTAAGCAAAAAGTAGAAAGAGAGCAAAAACAACAAATGGAAATGCAAGCCATGCAAGCTGAACAACAACAGGCAGCAATAATGGCTCAATCTCAAGCAGAGCAGCAGAAGAAATTAATGGAGATGGAAAACGCTATGCAGCTTAAGCAAGCTGAAATAGG